GAAGATTTTACTCCAACTAAAACGTTTCCTTGAGATTTAATCAAAGTAGCAGTTTTAGAGCCAAGAACTGAAGATGTTACTAATAATGCTTCGTTTTCTTTGGCGTAATCCGTTAATGTACTTACAACAAATGCCATAATTTTTCTTTTTTAAAATTTTTAATTTAAAGTTTTAACTCTTTCCAAGAATCGCTCTATTTTGTCAGCCTTAGGCTCAACGATTCTAAAATTGTTTTTTGGATTTTGGATTGGGTCAGCAACTGGAGTCTTAGAAAATCCTTCCAATACGCTTAACATTTCACTAAATCCTTGATTAAACTTGCTTTCTAATTCTCCTAACTTGCTTTTTAATGCCTCATTCTCGGCTTGCAAGTAAGTGATAGTAGCATTCATTTCATCAAATTGAGAATCCACTTCCATTTCCATAGGAGCTTCTTCTGAAGTTGGTGCTTCGGCTTGAGGAGTTTCAATTCCTTCAACCTTACCACCAACAACGGTAATCATAGTACCATCAGCAAGTTCATACTCTCCATCGGGAGCAGATACTGAGTTACCTGATTCATCAACAAGCATAGCATCTGCGCCAATCTCTAATGCTGATAAGTCAATCTTACTACCATCTTTAAGGTCGTAAGTTTCAAATACCAATTGAGTCGCTGGCTCAGGTGCAATTTCTTCAGTTTGTGCAACGGCATTATCCGCTAACATAACTTTAATTTTTTCAATTGCTTCTGAAACGTTCATAAATTGTTTTTACTATTGTTTACTTATAAATACTGATTAATTAATACTTTATCATTTAGACTTGTTCTAAAATCGAACATATCTCAGACCATAGCGATTCTTCAACGCTCATCGGTTGTTTTTCTTTCTTATAATTAAATATGCCTTCAACACTAAATCCTTTAAACTCGCCCGATTTAATCTTATTCCAAACCGATTCATTTTCGACTTTAAAACTTCCAAACCAAGAACCTTCAGGTGCATCCTCAAATCCTTTCATTGCCATTACTCCCCGTGATGAATCTACGATAAACGATTCATACATCGTTACTCCTTCAACTGCTAAAGCCTCATCGTGCATTAAATTTACGTTTGATTGGTAACCTTTCTTAAAAAACTTTTGCGCTATCTTCTCAATCGTATCTTTAGTAAACGTAACGTAATACTCGCCATTTTGGTCGTTACGATAAATAGGAGTATCGGCTAACATCAAAGCGCCTGAAACAATTCTTCTATCTTCTGATTGAATAACGAATTTAGCCTTGTCTTCTTTAAACTTTAAGAAATCTCTTTCGATTGCTGGTCTATCCACCAAAGCAACGAAGTCAACTTCAACATCGTCATTTAAATCGTCACTAATTTCAAGTTGATAAATTGGTAATTTCATATTATTTGTTTTTAAATTCTTGCAGAGTTTTCGATTCTCCGTATTCTTTTTTGACTTCCCGTAATATCTGACTCGACAACGTATGCCCGTGTATTAATATTTCCTATGGCATTAATTGAAGTTTGGTCTAAAGCAGTTGGTGCATTAGGAGTAAAACTTGGAGTTACTGGCGCTTCTGCCGTAGGTACTGAAATACTTGTACTTGGCGCAGAGCCTCCACCTGGAACTGCACTTAAAATACTTTTAGCTTGAGCAACGTTTGCAAGTATTCTTATAATACCTGCCGCATATTGAGCAATACCAGCACCTCCAAAAGTTAATGTATTTAATGGGTTTGCTTCTGAAACTGCCATTAAAGAAGAAATAGAAGTTGCCGTATCAATAGCAACTTGTCCTAAAGCTAATCCTTTTTGTAATGCCGTACCTTGTTCTGCTAAACCTGATAATGCGCCTAATATTCCACCGATTGCATTAGCGTTTTCTTCTTTTTGTACACGCTCGGCTCTATCAATTTCCTTTCTTTGAAGACTTAATTCTTTTACTCTTTTATTGTAATCTCTTTCAACAATTAACTTATCTTTTAATTGCTTTTTTAATAATTCTAATTCATCATCAACTGCTTTACGTTTAGCATCAAATTTAGCAAGTTCATTATCTTGAATAAATTGTAAATCTTCTAATTCCCTATTATATTTAATAGTTCTTATTTCATTATCAGCAATTAATTTATTGACCTCAATTTCTTGTTTCTTATTTGCAAATTCAATTTCAGCATCAACTCTTGCTTGAGTTCCTAAACCAGCTATGTTAATGTTATCTTGTAATCTTTTTAATTCAACTTCTGCCTCCTCATCTAAAATCTTTCTTTTTTGTTGAGCCTTTTCTAATTCATCAACAATTAAATCTGCATTTGCTTTCTTTTGGGCAATCAATAAAAGACTTTGATTTTGTATTCTTGTTTTATCAAGATTTTGTTGCTCTAATAATAATCCTGTTTGATTAATTAATTGCTCTGACCTAAATCCTTCAACTTGTGCTAAAACTGCCGCATATTGATTTTGTGCTTCAATTTTTGCTTTTTGAAATGCTATTGACCCCGCATCTTTTTTTAAGTTAGCATCTGCCGCTTGAATTAACAATCCAGCTTGTGCTAATTGTGCTTCTTGTGATTTTTCTAAAACTTTCCCTAATTCTTCATTAGCCTTAATTCTATCGGCTACCGATTTAGTAGTATCATCTCTAACTTGCCTTTGCTTTTCGGCTTCCCTATCAAATTTTTCAATTAAACCACCTAATCTCGCTGCGGCTAATTCTGCATTATTTTGTAAGTCAACGTTTGCCTTTGCAGCCTTTACTACATTTTTAGTATAATCAATAACCTTTTTACCAGCCTCAACTAATTTATCTCCAGTATCATCAATACCCGTTACTACATCTAACGATTCTTTTGCCGCATCTTTTACGTTAGTTAATGCTTTCTCAAATTCCCCAGCAAATAAGTTTTTAAATGCTGAGGCAAGAAATCCACTAACTTCTAAAAGAGAATTAAATCTTTCAATTAAATTATCTTGGATATTTTTACCTAAATTCTTTACAAATTCTCCAGGTCTTTCAAAAGCATCTTTAAAGAAATTAACTACCTTATCAGTATTACCAACAATAAAACCAACAAAGTCACTAACTATAATCGAAAGGGATTCAGTTGCTACTGCTAAAATATTTGTAATCTTTGAATTGCCTGAAAGTATTTCTCCAAACTTCTCAAATACCTTTAATATAATAGATGCGCTTGCAAGGGTCTTAACTGCTTGACCTAAAGAACTAAATGCTCCTTTACTTCCTTCTGCTTTTTTACCAGCTTTCTCGGCACTTTCACCAGCTTCGTCAATTTTGTCTTTTAAATTCCCTACATCTTTAGCGGAATCTCCAGTCTTTGCTTCAACGGTAATTATTACATTTTCTTTTTGAGCCATTATTAACTTGGATAAAATAATTCAATTACTCTTAACAATTCACATTTGGTTGTTTTAGGAATACTCGGATTAAAGTCAATTACTTTATTTAATCTCCATAATGCGCCATCAATATAAATCAGTTGAGCAAAGTCAAGCGAATGAATATCCTGAACGGTTAAATATAAATAGCAACTTAATAGCTTACTATCTTTGTTTATTATTTCAGCCAAATATTCATCCCACCACGCATTGTATAAATTAGCCGATGGATAAGGATTTGTTAACTTGAAATAAAACTCATTTGGCGCTCCAAAATTTAAATCTAATGTCGGCTCTATTGGGTCATCTAAATGCCCAGCATAACCATAAGCGTCTAATCCATGAGGATGTGTTAAATTGCCGTTATCTGGATATACTTCTCTTATATTATAATTTGGACTTGTTGAACTTTTGAAAAACATAATACGAATATTATTGTCTTTCCTTTCAGCAGTTCCATTAGTTTCTTTAAATAAATTTGCCCTTAATTTAGTATCCGTACTTGAAGCAGTTAATATACTTGGACTAAAAATTATTTTAGTTTCTGACCTATCTTCAGCAAATTGAAATCTTGTATCTTCTTTTCTATCTGCATAGGTTTCATTGTATTTTTTATTATAGGCTTCATTGTAATAATCATCATCTTCAGTATAAAGAAAATCGTAATACCTCGCATTTAATTCCGACATTGGTTTAATCGAAATCTCTTTTGAATAATCTACTTTATTTGACCAATCGATTGAATCAGCAATAGGGTCTGAAAGTAAAAGCAACCCCGTAGTATCGCCAGGCTCTCCGTGTAATAATAACTCGCCGACATCGTTTACTTTTAAGAAGCCAGCGCCTCTCCTATAAAATTCAATATAAGGCTCAATTAAAAGATGTGTTGATTTTTGTGGGTCTTCATAAACGTATAAATTAAACATTCTACATATTGAAGCAAAAAAATCTTTTTGTTGTATTCCTTTAGGAAGTAGATGTTTCATATTTAATACAACATCTAAAGAAGCATTATCACTTTGAGCGTAATCTGAAACAAATTCTAAAACTAAATCAGGGTCTAATGTTACATAAGTTTCAGATGCTAAAAAAGTAGCGTTTACACTTAATTCATCTCCTAAATCTAAGGAAGTAGTTACAAGCCAATCGATAGGTATTTGCTGATAATCGACATAAGTCGTGTAAGTTTCTTCGTAAACTATTGACGCAGATTGATATAATTTAATTGTCATCGTACCTGGTCTTGACAATGATACGCTACCTGATAATCTAATTTTCCCTAATGTATTATTAGTGCCTGGTGCTATAAATGTAAACGATGAATTAGCCGTATTTGAAAATAAAACTAAATTTGTTATTACATTAAATACCAAATCTCCAGCAGTACCATAACTTGAACCACTATCTAAAGCCGTATTGCTTGCAACTCTTAATAAATCTTGTGTCAATTGCTCAAGATTTGCTTTATTATTTGGAATGATTAAACTTCTAAAATAAGGAGTATCAAAAAAGGCAGATGTATATGTGTACTTTGAATTAGTAATTATTCCATCCATTATTTCGTGGACAAAAAATGCTGGTCTAAAGGAATCTAAATGCCAATCTTTTGTGCCGTGCTTACAATTACCGTAATCAATTAAAGGATAAACAATTCCTAAACCACTTGCGACACCTGAAGCAGTCCAAGAATTAACAACCGTAGTTTTATTCCATTGCTGAACGTACTTATTAAAGTTATCCATATCCTCAAGCAACTCGTTTCCGATTGCGGAGGCGAATCCACCTAACTCTCCAAATACTGCGCACTGATATTCAATAACTCCGTTCTGAATGGTTATCTCCAAAAGGCGAAGAACTCCCTTAAATACTTGAATTTTATTGACAAATATCTGACAATTTGCTTGCTTGGTCGGGTCAAAATTATAACCCACATTTGGTAAAGTATCTTGGCCGTCTTCATCAGTAAGTTTAATGTTACCACTGGTAAAATTATAGATATGACCAAACACTTTGTTATTGTTTGCGTTACCAGGTACGTTAATCGTTTTAGAATAGTTTGTATTCCTCGCTGAAAAGTCTTTAATGTCATCTATTGCGTAGTTTAGTTCTGCTCCTATATCTTCAAATAAATCGAGCCTTTGTTGTTCAATTATTATTTCGGTTATCATTATCGGTATTGGCTAAATTGTTTTTGCCCTAAATCAAATTGAAGTTGATAGTTAAATAATTTATCTGAAGTACTAATCTTTTCTTGGTAATTAGTATCCTTCATAATAATTGGATAATAGTCTTCGTTTGCCCCATCCGTAATATGTAAATAAACCTCGTTAGAAGCAAGCAATTCAGCGCCAAGAGCATAATCTACTGCCGATACATAATCACTCGTTACAAGGTAACTATAATCGATTTGAGTGGCTAATGCTTGCGCTCCCCCATAATGAACTCCGGAACTATTTTTAAAAGCCATTGAAGTTCCGCTCCTTTGATAATCAGCAGTTTGATAAGTCGTTCTTTTAAAATTCTTTTGTTGGCGATTAAGTAAGCGAAAAGCATAAGTGTCATAACCTCCGAATTGATTTTGAAATACTAATTTAACGGGAGTAAATCTTGGTGCACAAACTTGTTTCATTATCATTGTATCTGAGCCAATCGTTACCTTATATCCGTATGTCGTGGAGGCAATAAATGTTGTTCCTAAATATGAATTAATTGCCATAGGACTTAAATCTAAAAGCAAAGAAGAAAGGCTCGATAAAGTTCCTCCCGTTGATGGACTTCCACTATTACTTCCATCTTCATTTATCTTTTGAATCGTTGCCGTTACTGCTGATAAGTTTGCATTAAAATAAGTAATATAAAACTTCTCGCCATTCATAACCTCTCCGGCCGTTCTATCTCTTGATGTTAAAAATTTATTAGCATAAGTACTTATCGAAGTTCGAAAAGGATTTAGTGAATAGTTCCATCCTTTTTCATTACTTGTTGCAATATTTAAAATCGGTTCTTGACCTAACCATTCTTCTCCAACTTTTACCGTATAATCTATAAATAAAAATGAGCCAGCAAAATGTAACAATGAACTTCCTGATGGAGTAAATCCACTCGTTAAATAATTTCTTACGATAGGAGCGACATCAACAACTCCATAACCTCCAGCATCAGGATAGTTTCTTAATGTGGCAACTTTTAAACTATTTACAAAAACATCAAAAACATATTTATAACTTGCTTGTGCTTTGTTATCAAAATTTGCTCTAAACCATAAACTATCGTGCGCCGATGTATATGAATCTGGTACGTATAAATTGTTTGCCATTATTACTTTTGTTTAACCTTTATCGTTTCTACAATATTTATTTTAATATCTTTTCCTAATGCTTTAGCTAAATTTTTATAGAACTGCTCATTAAATGCAGCATCATATCCAGCCTTTGCAAATCCAATTGTTGGTAATCCTTCTTTTTTAATTTTTACTCCAGTAGCAAAAGAAATACCCTTAATTTTATTTTCTGCAATGTTGCCAAGTTTTGCTCTTTTTTTTTGAAGACCTCTTAAATTCTTTTTTTGGTCTTCGTTCTTAATATAATTTCTATGGCTTGCATACCACTTAATTAAATTAGTTAAAAATTCTCTACCAACCTTTATATTTTTAAAAGCATAAGGACTACTTGATGGTTGCCCACTTGTAACTCCCTTAACTCCTTTGTCTTGGAATGCCCAGTATTCGCTTGCTGGATTATTATCATCATATCCAATATCATATCTATAACGACTATTAGAAAACTCTCTTCGAATTACTCTAATATCTTGCATATCGCCAGTATTAATCCTTTTCTTTTGATTAATTTTAGCGATTGCCCTTCTAAGAAATATCTCTACTGATTTATCTAATAATTTACCAACTGAGTCTAAGGCTTTAGGAGTACCGTAATAACTTGCATCTTTGCCCGTTATTTCAAGTACATCTAAATTAGCTAATTGTTCCTTAGTTATATTTGTTGCCACTTATCTTTTTTCTTTGTTCGTTATCGTAATTAATTTTTGCCGATATATAACTTAAATCATTTAAAAACTGAATTGTTGGTAATTCAAATACATCTTCAAGTTTAATCTTTTCGTGTTCACTAATTAATGAAGCCTGATATATCCAACCAAACTGATTCATAAAACTATTTTTAACTTGCCTTGAATCTTCAACTTCTCCTTTTCCTTCTGAATTAAATAATCCTTTAAATCCCGAATCAAGATTTTTAATATTAGTAATCCAATTCATTACACTTCCAAAGACTTGTTCAAATGGCGCTGATAATAAATCCTCCGCATAATCAATATGATATTTAGATTCGTATTTATCTTCTTTCCATCCTCGCCAAGTAGGTCGCATAGGTAAAATCATTGATGCGCCTATCTTATGTAAGTTTGCTTTAATATCGTTTAAGAAATATTTAGTTTCAATATATCTACCAGCCGGACTAAACTTAGCATCGTAATTACATTTATACTTTTTCTTTCCTACCCTTATAAAATTAACCGCTTTAATTTCAGGATTTGAATTATTTAAAAACTCAATATCCTTTACTATTTGGTTTATTTTATTTTTATCTAATGCAAGAATCTCTTGCTTTGTTTTATGTTGTAAAATTGCAACCGTTTCAAGAATCAAATCATAATCTTTGATTGAATCCTTTTTATCGGATAAAACTTGAATTTGTTGCCATTGCCATACCGTGACATCTTTCCAGTTCATATTTATAAATAGCTAATTAAACAAAGTTGTATCTGCCCGTTCCTGACTTAAAATCAAACTTGCGCCACGCTAATGCTAATGCGCATACGCAGTCATCCGTAAATCCCGTAGGTGCTGAATACTTAACTCCGTGAGATGTATATTGGTACTCAAAAACCTCTAACTCATTTTTAATCATACCTTCAGGATAGTGTACTCGTTCCTGATGGATTGCAACTTGAAGACCTAACATTAATTCTTGCTTGCTTTGGCTTGTAAATTTAAATCCTTCTATGTCCATGCCTTCCCGTTGTAATTGCTCTACTATCGGGTCGCCTACTCCAGTGCTATCAATTAACATCGGTGCTTTTGGTAAATTGCGGATTATGTTCTGAGTGCTTGCCCAATCTTTCTGAAATCGGTCATAATAAGCTACATTGCCACTATTATCTAAACCGATAATTACAGTCCAATCTGAGTACTTTGCCAAATCGACTCCGTAACATTTAACAATATTGGTAGAAATGTCCGATGTACACTTACGAATTGCCTCACTTCCAAATGGATTCGCAGCGTTCTCAGCTGGGTTAGCCATGTACTCTTGTTCGAATACTACGGGAATTGCTGATTGCTTAATTGAATCGACTTCAGAATTTGCAATATAAGGATTATCGTAAGTCGAATATTTAAACGATTCCCATTCTCCGTTTGCTTCTAATCCTTTTAAATATAAAGAATAGAAATAATTCTTGCCTCTCGGAGTCGATAGAAATAGCGCCTTGCCTTTATAATCGGTTAAGGTAGGTCTTATAGCATTATTCCAACCGTTCTCTAAATCGGGAATATATGAAGCCTCATCGATAATAACATAATGGAATCGCATACCTCGAAGATTGTCTAATCTTTCGCCCGTATAAAATCGAATGACTCCACCCGTAGCCAATTTAAAAGTTAAATCTGATATGTTAGAAGTTGCTACTTCAGGAGGAAGTATTAAAGCAATATCATCAAAAAAGACTTTGGCTAATTTGTAGGTCGGAGTAATATAAGCAACTGACTTACCTTGTAATGCCTCCACGCAAGTGATGACCTGGCTAATCAATGACTTGCCAAATCTTCGCCCGCACATAAGCACTCTAAACCTCGCCTTGCTCTGTAATACTTTTTTCTGCGCCTCGTGTGGAGTCGGTAGGATAATCTCCATTGGCAAATTTTATGGTTATTTCAGTATCTTGTTTTATGTCAGCCGATTCTTTTGGCTTTCCAAATACTCGACTTAATAAAGTTTCTATTGAATACAAAGAGCCATTCTTTAAAGATTTATTCATTGCTCCAGCAATTGTCTTTTCTAATATTGAACTTTCGGGATTATCGAATATCTCTTTAAGTTGGTCAATATTCATAGCAAGCATTTTACGAATTGTTATTCCAATCTCGGTCATATTATAACCTGATTCTTTTAACAACGTAACATATTTCTTTGGTCGCCCATTTGGATTGCCTGATTGACCTTTCTTAAAACTTACTAAATTTTGTTCGTTTGCCATATCTCTCCGTTTCTTTTAATTGTTAATGTTGAGTCTAACTTTATCATTCGGTTAACAATTACCTGGCAATATTTAGGGTCAAGTTCCATTCCATAGCATTTACGATTAAGCTGATGTGATGCTACCATTGTTGAGCCTGAGCCAAGAAAAAAGTCTAAACAAATTTTATTAATGGTTAAAATATTTTCAATTGCCATTGCAGCTAATCCAACTGGTTTTTGTGTTGGATGTAAATATTTATTTGCCCCATCTTTTCCAACACTCCAAACACTACCTAATCTTTTTCCTTTAATTTCAGCTCCCCTATGATATACTAATGCAATTTCAAAATCAGTTGAAAATGTTTTTTTTAAATCTCCAATACCACCACCACCTTTATCCCAAACAATTAAATTTGATAATTCTCCAATTTGTGAACATATTTCAATCCAATCTTTTAATACTTTCCAAGATGTCCAAACAAAAACAAAACCATTTGAAAATAATGGTAAATTATTAATCCATTCAGTTATAAAAACATCATCATTTTTAAGTACTTCAAATTTATCAGATTTAGTTCTCATATTTGATTGATAACTAACTCCATAAGGAGGGTCGGTAAATACCATGTCAGCCTTTTGACCATTCATTAATTTAGCAACTGCATCACTATCCGTTGAATCTCCACAAAGCAAACGATGCTCTCCTATTTCAAATAAATCTCCAATTACAATATTTGTTTCTATTCCTCCATCAGGCACATCAAAATCATCTTCCTCAGCCGTTCCTAAATCTTTAATATCAAAATTAGGTATATCTAATCCCCACTCAACTAATTCTTCGGCATCCCATTCGTTGGCAAGCATATCCCAATCCCATTCTCCGTATCCAACATTGTCCTTAATTATAAATGCTTTTTGTTGTTCTTCGTTTAAGTCACTTGCTTTTATAACTGGCACTTCTTTTAGTCCAGCTTCCTTGCAAGCCTTTAATCTCATATTACCTCCAAGTACAATCATATCATCATTAACGACAATAGGTCGTAAAGATAGCATTTGAGGAAATTCCTTAATCGATGCTACTAACTTTTTAAATTTGTCATCCTTGATAATTCTTGGATTGTTTGGATTCGACTTTATGTCGGTCAGTTTGGTTGTTGTAATATTCATTTTTTAAATAGTAATGACCACTCGGTCGGTAGTGTTAATTTCTTTTCTAAGCTAAATCCGAATTGAGCAAAGAACTCAATCCATTTTTCTTCGGACTTAATATTGATATGACCCCAAGCCTCATCTTGCTCAGGAGTTGTAAAATAAGGAGTTGAAGAAAATAAGAAATATTGACAATTAATATTGTTCATATAATCTTTTATTTGCTCATCCGTTAAATGCTCCATTACTTCAATGCTAACAACCATTTGACAATGGTCGGGATAGTCGGTAATTTCGTGTAATATAACTCCTCTTTTATAAGCATATTCTTGATGGTATTTATTAGGCTCAATCCCATAATAATTTATCCTTCTTTTTTCTAAGCATTCGCCAAGTGTACCCATGCCAGCGCCAATCTCTATTACCGTTCTTGCATACTCAGAAATTATGTTTGCCGTTGCATCCATCAAGTTATAATAATCAGGATTTTCGGGAGTTATTCCAGCCTTGATTTCAATATCAAAAAATTCTTTGTCGGTTACACGGCTCATATTATTGTTTCTTTTGGTAAAAATTGATTGTTATTAGTATGTCCAATTGCTTGACTTAATCTATAATCTCGACCAATCCCTTGAGCAACTGCCATAAAACTTGATTGATTCCCACTAACATATTTAGCACCTAATTGTAATTGCGCAAGTTCTAAATAATCCTTAATTTCATACCTCTCAATCAAATGTTTATACGGCTCATATTCAGATTCATAGCCAATAAAATAAACGTTATCTGAATTGTCTTTTAAAAAGTTAATTTCTTTGACCCAATCCGTATTTGGATTGACATATCTTGAAGTAATATTAATAAAACTATTATTGGATTTTATCGGCTCAACTTTTAACCATCCTTGTTTCCAAATATCCCCTTTAATTTGGAACGTTTGTAAATGCAAATCGACCAAATGAGTTAAATGCAAATCTCTATTTTTACGGAATAAATCTAAATCATAAATTGGCGGAATAAATTCTCTCCCTTTCCTTACTTCAAAAATATAATCTTGCGCCTCAAGTAATGGCAAAATTGTATCATATAAATTATCAGGTAGAACTAAATGCAATGTGCCTCCGCCTAATGCTTGAATTGTAGGCAAAGAAAAAATGACATCTCCAGTAGCGCCACTATGATAAAAATTATTCATATCTAAAATTTAATTATGATTCTAATAACTTAGTATAAATAGCTAAACGCACTTCATTAATTTTAAATAGGTCATAATGCTCTCGGACATATTCAGCATTTGACTCGCCAAAATCCGTTCTCATTTGCTTTGAGAATACCATTCTTTTAATATCTCTCTCCCAATTATCAACCCAACATACCGTTGGAATGTCATCGTAAGGCGCTCGTTTAATTGCCATCAAGGGAATCCGTTTAGCGCCAGCCTCTAATGCCTTTAGATTTGATTTTAATCGGTTAAATTTATTGTCAAGCAATGGAGCAAGTAATATGTCAGCCTCCAGGTAGAAATTCATATATAAATCTACGGGCATCGATTCAAGTATCTTGTGGTTTAATCTTTCTCCAGCCGTAAACCAATCGCCCATCTGCTTCCAATGAAACTCATTTGCTTTATTCCAACCGCAAAGAAGCATCCGTGTTGACTCCTTAAATGATTTAGACTTGGCTAATTCTCTAATCGGATTCTTTAACTGCTTCATGTCAGGAAAGTGAGTAATGCTACCCGTGTGAGCAATGTTAACAAATTCGTTTACATTTCTTACCGCAGTAAATTGGTCACGGTCAAATGGCAAAGCATTCGGCAGAATAAAGCAGTTAGGATTTATCTTAATAATCTCAAGCCGTAATCGGTTGTGAGTTGTCGTTACAACATCCGCCACTTTAATATAATTCTTAATTACTTGAGTGACTCCTAAAGACCGATATGTTGGCGCAGATAAATGCTGAGAAAATAACTCCCAGTAGTCATCAATATCGACAACCAATTTAAAGCCAATCTTAGCCTTCCATTTTAATAAATCGGGCAATGGTATTAATTCGCAAAAACGATTGACTACGACCACGTTTATCGCCTTCTCAATCAGCATCTCTTCGGTCATTGTATCTGTGATAATACAATACTCCTTTTTCATTACTGATAATGGCAATGCTAATCGATGGTAAGTGACTCCTGAATGTCTACTTCCGACTGCGCAGATTCTTAGTTTGGACATCGTTTGGTTTTGGTTGGTTGAGTTTTGCAATATACTTTAATCCTTCGTAATGTGCAGACAATCTTTTAAGCATATCAAAGACACAACTGCCACACCATGAATTGAAGTTAAAATCTTTATTAACATATTTACGATATAAACTCGCATATTCTTCAAGAACTTCTCGGTCAATGTTTTTGGTAAACCCTAAAGCAACCGCCTCAAAGTTTATAATATTAGCTTCTATAAATGCTATCTCTTGCTCGGTCATAAATTTTCAATTTCTAATTTAACTTTAAACCAATAATTAACTAATGGATTTATATCTTCAGCTAAAATAAAAATTATCTCATCTACTGCAATTAATGCACATTCTTTGGCTTGTTTAAAATCTAAATATTCTTTGTATTCATTTTCAATATAAAGAAATTTATCTACTAACTCTTCTGCTTTTTCTTTTGGTGTCATAGTTTGTTAATCAATCTAAAAATGACCGCTCCTAATATACCCGAACTAAACACGATTGCAATCCACTCTTGAAACTGCATAGGTACGACAATTAAAACGATAGCGCTCCAGGTACTTAGACAAGGAGTACAACTAAACGGCTTAAAGTTTAGTCCGAATGACTGATATAAATTAGTCATTGTAAAAAAGACTGCAAAAGAAACGGCTGCTATTATTGTTATCATTTGTTTGTTTGGTAAATTTCATCTTGCACTACACTCCAGTAAGCACGGTCATCCGCCTTTAATTTCTGCTCAAGAATTAATGAACAAAAGTACAAAGCTAATTCGAAAGCAAATGCTTTATTGCCACAAAAATAAAGGGCATTAATCAACAAACTTTTAGCTTTCTCGTCAGGCTTCATCCCTTATTTTCTTTTTAATGTTTGAAATCGTTTTGACTATGGACATATACGGAATGCCAGTCTTTCTCGAAATCTCCGTTTGATTAAAATTCAATTCGACATAAGTATCGAGTAGCATATCTTCGTACCATGATAACTCTTTTCTTGCTACCTCCACTCGATTAAATAGCTTTTCTTTGTAATCCTTTGATTCATCCTCAATATGCACTAACTCTTCTAACCCATCAATTGATTCGTACTTGGCTCTGAAATGCCTAAAGAATGGTTGATTCATTCCAGTACTATAAATCATATTAAGCATACATCTAACAAGCCAAAACTTTAATCCGTTGCTTCCGTTGTTATTGTATATAGACCAAAATTTGTCTTCGGTTATTGAGCAAAGATTAACGAACATTTCTTGCTTAAGTTCTTCCCTTAAATTTGCTGGGTGCATTTTCATCAAGGCTTGCTTAATCTCCTTTGAATTATAAAGTTCCTCAATGATTTGCGACCTGGTCATTCCTTTGATTTTCTGATTATTTCAAAAATAAAATAAACGATAAAAGCCACCTCGATAATTCCTACCGAAATGGCTTCCCAAATTAACCTTTCCACTTTTCAAGTTCCCGATTCAAATACCAAACCGCTTTATCTAAATCTTTCTTTTTAAATCCTTTCTTGTCGGCTCGCAGTATGTATTTAATTGAATTGCCAAGATTAAAATTAAGGTCGAAAGCATCTATTATGTCAATAACCTCAATGCCATTACCCTGATAATGCTCAGGATGATTGACCTCTTCTTTGATAACTCCTTGATAATTAATCTTTTCCATTTGCAAAGTTTACATTATAATCCGTGCAATTCCAAATAATCCTTAATTTTTTTTGTTTGTCGGTATGCTGGATATGAAGAACCGTTTTCAATTTTGATTCGATTTAAATTTATTTCAAGACTATAATTCAAATCGAGATAGGTTGCGCAATCGATAACTACTTGAATCGTAGGTCGTTGTAATCTCATTGTAATCCATTTGATTGCATTTAAATGATTATTCTTCAAATCTCATCTAATCTAAATCTCCGAATCAAACTCTCGCAGTCTTCAATCGACCTTACAATCGCATAATAATACCCGTGATTAATGGCTATCAATTCAAATGCTTTTTGATTTGGTTGCTGAGTTCCCTTGTCAATCTTAACCTCGACAAACAATCCTTTCCATCGCTTATTAGAAACCATCCAAAACATATCAGCAACTCCAGCCTTTGCTCCTTCCATTTTTAATTTAATTGCAACCAGCCTATGCCTTGCGCCTCCGTTTGGTATCGCATAATAGTAAAAGTCTTGTGTCCAATCCAACCATTTACAAATTGCAACCTGGAGCTTATGCTCGTGTTCGTTTCTCATTATACCTTATCTCATATAAAAATTAAATATCTTAATTATTTATACCCAATTGCATATAAATAACATTATACATATTTTACATTTTACTGCTAATTGTTAATTATCTTTAACGTTATATTTTAGTCTTCCGTGACTTGTGTATAACCTTAAATCTATCGTATCCGTGTAAATATCCTCAGATTCGGAAATTCCGAATACCCACTTTGGCTCATTATTTTTTTCTATTGTCCGATTATTTTTAATCGCATAATAATAAGCATAGCAAATTAATGCCAGTGCAGTTCCATAAATTAGTTTTCTTTTCATTTTTATTATTGGTTTAAAATATAGTTTCCCCATTGATTAGCCATCGCATCTGCTATGCCTTGAAATGTTTTACTTCTTAATCCCCTACGTTCTTCAGTAGTTTTTGCTTTTGTCAATGCTTCGTAATACCACATCGGTTGTTTTTTTGTTTTACCATTCTTACCAATCCATTCTTTAAAATGTCCTTTGTTGACCATATCAGTTGGCTCTAATTTAGGAAGATTTTTAAGCCATAAACAAGTGCTTTTGCTTGCTGAATCTCCAAACCAATAAGGTTGAACTATTTGGTCAGGCTTGCATAATTTAGTCGATATTACGCTAATTGGATTTTCAATTGCAATATACTTAATATTGGCATCCATTAATTGTTTAACAAAAAGTAAAGCCTGTCTTTGATTATTATATCTTTCTTCGTTAGGACTGCCATCTTTATTGTAAAGGTGCTTTGCACCACTAACTGAAAGATAAGTGCAAGGAGGATGCGCAATCATTAAATCCCAACCTTTATTTATTACTTCAAATACATCTTGCTGATAATGCCATTCAGGATGTCCGCCAGTAGATGGTAATATATCACAACTAAATGCTTCAAAGCCTAATCTCCTAAATGCTATGGTAACTGCTTGGCTTTCTTCGCAAGCTATTAAGACTTTTTTCATTTTTAATTTGGTTTAATAGTTCCATCATTATCAATATGACAATCAAATGTAACTAAACTATTAACAAATTTAATATACCCTTGAGTTTTGCAATGCATTTTCCGCTCTTCGATGTCCTGAATGCCAGCATATTTATTCCAAAGTTCGATTCGTTCTTCCTTTGATATTGTCGGAATCTTAAATTGTTCTAAGTAATCAAATAGAATTGAAAGACCTCCAGCAATAAATGTAAATTTCTTATCGTTCTTTTCGCAATGCCTAATCTGATTTGCATATTCATTGGCAGTATCAATTGCCTGCTTTTTTAATTCTTCATCACTTGGTTTTTCTTTCACTGGCTCTATTGGTTTAGGTAGGTTTTTAATTTCTTGTCTTGCATACTCCTGGTAAGCACTCATAATTCTTCCAAAGTATTCGCATGAGAAATTCTCATAGCATTTAGAATCCATATTTAACTTGCCAGCGACTGCCATTTCAAAAGCAAGTTTTATTTCCTCGCAAGTATTATTTCCAAAATTAGATTTAACAAAATTAGTCAATACAAACTTTTCTTCTTCAGTCGGCAGATTGCTTCCTCGTAATCCAACCAAAAGCATAGAGTAGCGTAATGCTTGCTTTATATCTTCTTCGTTCCTTACACGCAAAGTAATGGCGCTTTGTGCTTGTCTTATTGCTATTGCATTACCACTTCCTAAGTGCTTCCATTCTTGCGGCACTTGTTCCAAGTTTCTCAGTTGTATTTCCATTGTTGTTAAATTTGGTTTTATTATTTATCCAAGTATTTATTCTTCTTTCAATATTAAAGAATTTTTCTAACTCCCATCTTTCCTTTCCTGATTTATTTTGTTCAGTCCAGTAAGCATAAAAATTATCGTATTCATCTCCTAAAAGAAAAATGTGAGGAGTTATTATATCTATTAACTTTACTTTACTTTCCTTTACTTTACTTTCTTTTACTTTATCAGCGTTACGAACAAGTTCTGAACGTGTTACATTTTCGCTAACTGATTGATTTTCACGCCATTCTAAAATTCGTTTTGCATTTTTTTCTTTTGAAACTTGATACTTTTTGCTAAAGTTTAGCAATTGTTTGTTAAAAGTTTCTCCATTATTTGTAGAAATCAAATCAATTTGCTCAATAAACTCCCAAACTTTATCTAATTTTTTGCCAACATTTAACTGATGTTTAAGAACTTTTGTCTTAATTGGCTTTTCTTGTAAAGCAAGTTTTTCTAAAATAGTATAAAATAACCCAAGACCTTCGTATCCAAATTCAAGATATAACTCAGTTATCTTTTCATCATTAAATGAATTGGAATCGTGTAAGTAATATTTCATTTTTTAAAAATAAAAAAGCCAGTCTGCGTAGGAGTGCAAAACTGGCTTCGGTTTTTTAAACCATTAAATAACCCAAGAACTCCTACCCTCTTGGCTTATTGATTCAAATATAAAAAAACTAAACCGATTTACAAAGTCTTTTTAGAAAATATCCAGCATAAATCGGATGGTCTGATTCAAATAACCTGGCATAGTCAGAAGTATAATTATTGTTGACCTTGTAGCCGTCATTTCCTTCGACCATTGTGTGCCATCTAATGACTTCAAAGATTTGTTTTGCTCCAAGCCTTACATACCCTCGATTGATTAGCTGATATGCCAATCGCTTAAACTCTATGTAAATCTGCGGATTCTCTTCGTGATACTTTTTGAAACTTGTTTTCATTTGGTTTAAATTTTGAGGTTTGATACAATTTTTTATAATCCTTTTGCAATTGCTTGCTCAAATGGTCTTGCCATTGGTTGAATGTAAGTTCTTTCATCTTAATAAATCTACGATTAAATAAAATATCCATACGGCTATTATTCCAGCGATGCCAACCATCGTGAGAAATTCTGCCGTTTTAGTTGAGTTGTTCGATTTGCCCTGATTTTTCATCTTGCATTTGTTTAGCTATTAGTTGAACCTCTCTCATTACTTCGGGATATTTAACATATCCACTTTCTCTATTCCTGGTATTCCAGTACACTACTTGCTGGACATTTAAAACGTTCCACTCTCTTGCAGAGAAAGGCAAGATACCTTTCTTGTTTAAGCTATCGGCAACCGCCTGATGTATATTGCTTTTCTTTATCTTAATCATTATAATATTGTTTTTTTGATTGATGTTGTACTTGACTTAGCTGGAGGATAGAACTCAAACGATTCGCCCGTTTCTTCGTCTACGGTAATAGTCTTATTCTTAATCCCTTTACAAAACTTCTCGACTTCTTTTTGCTTTTCTTTTAACTCATCGATTTGGTCTTGTAAATCTACCCATTGCTTAGTTGCACTAAAGTCGTATTTCGTTCCAACCTCAGCCACTTGCATCTCGACACTATGAATTTCAAATCGACCTTTGTCGTATTTTAAAAGTTCGTCAACTGCTTGCTCCTTTAATGTCTTCTCCAGTTCAGAAAATAACAACTGATACTTTGATGCAATTGCAAGCAAAGACTTTATGTCCTTGCCACCTTCTTTGACTCCCTCGTTAATCAAATGAACCAAGTGATTAATCTGAGCCTTGCTCATATCTTGGATAGGATTATGACCGAATAAACCTATCTCGAATTGTTGTGGATTAAATTGTATTTCTTCCATGATTAAATTTGTTTAAAAATTCTTGTGAAAATCTTTTATCTTGTACGGCACTTTCAAAACATTGTTTTGTAATATTCATTTCAAAATTTAATTCTTTTTCATCAGAGTTAAGTAATTTTGAAAAATGAACTTCCAGGAATGCTCTCTCATAAACTTCCTGGTATTTTATTTCGTGGTCTTCCATCGTTAAAAAGGTAAATCGTTCTCGACTAATGTAGCACTTGGAATATCAAAAACGGGCGCTGGCCTTGAAGATTGAGCGCTAAACCCTTCCGTTCCTTTAATCTTAAAGTTACCTAAGATTGGAGCATTACTTTCGGGAGTCTTAACTCCATCTTGCGTTACGAAACCGAAGTTTCCGTAGTTATCAGCATCCTCTTTTAAGAATCCGCTGATGTTAAGGTATGTACCTTTCTTACCTTTGTACAATTTAGACTTGTCTAACAAATCTACGTTAATTGAAATGCTTACTAACTTGCTCATTTGATTATTGGTTAATTGTGAAACTTAATTTTTTAGTTGAAAATAATGCTAATATATCTTTATTGCCATTAATTGATTGCTGGGAGTTAGCATAATAGCTATTTAAATCTTCTACCGATTTACATTTGTCAATTTCTTGTTTCCACATTTGTAAACTTTTAGCCTCCTCTTTACCGTGAGTATTTGTCGCATCGGAATCTTTTGTATCATCCATAGCAAATAATCCACATAATGAATATTTTCGAGCATATGAGCTGCTCGCCCCAGTGACCTGGCTTCCATCCATACCTTTCTTGCTTTCTTCTTCTCGAGCATATCCATCCGTTGTGTACGTTTCCTTGCCGTTTGTAAGCGTTGCGGTTGCCTTAATGTAATATCTATCGCCTACGTTTATTATCGTGTCGCTAACGGTAATAGAATAACCCATCGGATTAACTACTTGCTTGACCGCTTCAAGGATGTCCTCGGCACTTCGGTAGTTGTATTTGCCGAATGAATTGAATTGACCTTTAGGTGCTTTTACCTTTGCTTGAATTTCTGCTAATTTGTTTTCCATTTTAGTCTAAGATTAATTGTTGAAATTTTGATTTGTAAACTCGTTCTTCTCTGCAAACTGCTGCCCAAAAGTCTTCCAGTTCGTCGAAAAACCAGGTGCAAGTATAGAACCCAGCATCGTCTTTGAATTTTGCTTTATACTTTTTCATAGTCCTGAGATTATAGGTAAGATGTGCCAAAATAAAAGATATCCAAATATTGTAATTGCAATGCTACCAAGTAAACCTTCTCGGTCAGTTTGGTAAAAGTCTTTGATGTACTCGATTGTTTTTTTCATGTTAAATGTTTTTTACAGTGAATCCTAAATAAATGTACCAATTAATTTTTTTTTGTAAAACTTCATCATTAAATTCTGATTCTGGAATTAAAATTGTTTGCCAAGGGTTTGTGTCGCCAATTGCCCTACCTGATTTGTAAACTTGAAAAGCCTTTACAAATTTGTTTAATTTTGTGTTTGTGTTTGAATTTTTCATTTTGTTATTGTTTAAGTGTTTACAAATATAAATATAATTATTAAATAAAAAAACTTTATATAATTTTATTTTAATAATATCCCAATTATTTATTTAACGGTCATATAAAACAAAAATCCCCACCGATATGACCGATAGGGATTCTATTACTTAAACCTATTTAACTATGAAACCACAAACCTACAAAACTTTTCCGTTAATTATCTGAATATTATTAACTTTTGATTTACCATTATCAATTTCAACTATTGCAAAACCATGTGTATGTTGATTATATGGCATATACTTAGGATTTAAAGATGTTAAACAACCAGTTGAATAAGTGTTAATATATTGCCCAAAACCATTCTTCTTTGTTGTAACGGTTTTCCTATGAACGTGACCCATTAAAGTATTGCAAAACATTTTATTAAATAATGATTGGCTTGGATTTAATCCACCAGTGCCAAAACCCTCATGCCCGTGAATCACTAACAAATCGCCCATCTCCATTCCTTGCCAATCTTCAATCATTGTGATGCCTAATTTATCTAATCTAAAAAATACATCGAATTGAAGGTCGTGTATTTGAGCAAACTCTTCAGCTTGTAATTGTAATGACCTGGCAAATCGATTTTCGTGGTTGCCAAGTTTATAATAAATTGGAATTGTTCTAAATAAATCCCTTAACCTCTGCAAGAAATCCCTATTCATATCTACTTCACGCTTAAAATCTCGCATATCCTTTTCCTTCTCGTGTCGGGAAATAGAATAGAAGTCTTGTATATCTCCATTTAAATACAAGCAGTCAATCTCTTGCTCCTTTAAATGCTTGATAGCGCAAGTCAAAGCCTGAAGGTCATGATAGGGAAAATGAATATCTGATAAGATTCCAATCTTTTTTAAATGACTTGGCAGTTTAGCCGACACATATTCCTTGCCAATGCTTTCTTCTATTCCAAAATTGTCAAGTGTTTCAAGATTATAGTTTGCGACTACTGGCGGAATGATTTTATTTATTTCTTGTAATGACCTATCTTTTGAAGTTATATTCTTTTTAATCATAAACTTTCTTAAAGATTCAGAATTTTGATACCCATACATTTCAAAAAATTGTTTATGGAAATCGGTTTTACTCATGTTAGTAGAGTAAAAATGTTCTCTAATCTTTAATATTTTATCTTCCATTTTCATATTCTTCCATTAAAACATCGACTAAAAACTCGATATTGTTTATAACTTTCATTCTTAAAACATAGCCAGCATCGTCAATGTGTTCGATGTTTTCTAAGACATCCATCATTGTAAACAATAAATCATTTGCTCTTGATTTTGGTTTTTCCACTGGCTCGATGTCAATTTTATACATGGAATATTCTTAGATATAAGTAACCAAAGATTATTAATCCTTGAAAAATAATGGTTAAGATACACCAAGTTGGAATAATATTGGTTATTTTTTCTTTATTAGTTGATGAACTATCCGATTTTAAACTTGAAACGTACATATTTTTATACACGTTTTCGATTGAATCGATATTAACGGTAGCTTGTATATTTCCCTTATAAGACCTGATAATAATCTTACCCTGAGGAACGGTTATCTTTGAATAGAAAGTGTTTAATATGCCCGTAGAATCGCAAGGATTCTCAATGATTAGCGTATCATATACCGCATTGAATTTTGTTATTACTTTGTAGTCACGAATTGTGTCTATACGAATCTTTTCTTTTTCGATTATAACCGATTTTTGTGGCCGACATGAAATAAAAAAGTTTGCAATTAGCAAACAAAGGATTAGTTTTTTCATATTTTAGATAATTGAAAATGCATACCATCTTTTCTTGTCCAAGTTCCACCCCAATCAAATCCTGAAGAAGTAAAACATTCAACAAATTCTTTTGACAATTTTGGTATTTGATTTAATCCATTTTCAAATGCATTTACATCTATTGCAATCGCCCAAGAATGTAAACTCATAGAATTTAAACCTCTTTTATTTCTAATATTAAAGCATCCATCCCAAGTCTTTAATTCTTTTACACAATTACTATCAATAAGTTTTTTAAAAGCATTAGTTAATGGTATAACCATATCCTTATTACAATAAATTCTTTTAGGAATAATTCCAATTTCTAATTCAGATGGCACATCCCAAAGAATTAAATAAGGATTTGCTTGAGTTGCTACTCCGTATTTTTTAAGCGCTTGTTGTGAACTTATCATTATATCTATTTAATGCAGCTAATCTCATTTTAATTTTGGTTTCTTCTGAATGAGGATTCCTTTTAACTCCAAGTTTTTTTAATTTTTGTTTTTCAATAGTTTCTTTAGAAGGAGAAATTCCTTTATTCCACGCTGGTTGACCAAGATTATGTTTTAATTTTCTGCCTTCTAAATAAGCTAATTTTAAGGATTCGCTTTGTTTAAGTTTTGATTCTTTTGAAAGAATTTTACCTTTTCTATTTTTTGATATTAATAATTTTGTTTCAATAGAATGTTTTTTACCAAGCATATTTGTATTACCATAATGCTTCATTTTTTCTTTATTTTCAATATTATTACAAGAATGACCTAAAGCATTTTTATTGCCAATTTTAGCAATTGACATTTTATCTCTTGCTTGTTTTTTTATTACAATATTACAATCTCCTCCAGATGTCATATTGCATAAATTATCTAAACCGTAAAATTCAATTAATTCTTTTTCTTTTTGATTTGCTTCTGAAGAGCTAAGATTTTTGTAAATAATATTTACATCAATGCCATATTTATTGACAATGTTTTTCCAATGACTATTTCTACTTCTACTTTGAAATGCTCTATTTCTGCATCCTCTACCTATATAAAAAACTTCCCCAGTATTTTGTTTTAAATGTTCGTAAACATAAAACTTATTCTGCTTTATTAGGCTTAGTCCTTTTGGGCTTATTTGGTTGACCTTCATCTAATTTTGCTCTTAATTCAATATTCTCACTTCTCAAATTATGAATCTCAGTAGTCAAGGTTTCTACTTTCTCTTTCAAATCAGCAACCTCTGCTTTTAAATCAGTTGCCATTTCTCTCCAAATTTTAATTGCTTCTTGAACGTTTGTAATCTCGGAAGATTGTACCTCAATTTTTTCTTTTTTGCGACCAAATAGCCAGGTAATTAATGAACCAAATAAACCCGTGACTCCTGGTATTACTATCTCTTCCCAATCATTCATTATTCGCCTTCAATTTCAGGTGCAACTTCTTCTTCTAAAGTTTCCTCTAAAGGAACTATTTTCTTTTCTTCTAACCCTAATGTTTCAAGCGCCCATTTAACGATAAAAGAATCATCGACTCCCCATTGCGCCACGATAGGCTCAGGGATAATAAGATTGCCTTCTTCAATCATCGGATTAAATTGGCTCATTAATTTAAAATACAAAGTTTGCTCAGGATTCTGAAGAGCGTAATTAACAACCTTGATTTCTACTCGGTCTGCTATTTCTCTAACTCCTTTAACTGGCTCAATGAATACTATCATATTAGTCTTTTATAAATATCTCTAATAACTGCGCTTTTGCTAAAACGGTAAATGATTCTGAATCTTTTACAAATCCTTTTAAAGTTTCTTGGTCTGACTTGTCTAAATCTAAGACCTCGCCTTTAAATAATTTCTTTGCCCAATCCCAAAATTTAAGTGCATCGCCTTTGGATGCGGAGGCCAATGCGCCAGCTAACATTTTACCAGCATTACCACCCTCAAATACTTGGTCATCAAGACCAATAAAGTCAAAGTTAAAATCTAATTTCATTTGGTTGTTTGTTTAGTTTACAATCATAAATAGCTATTATCCAAAATTTTACCAATATATGTAATTGCCATTACCATCGACATAAATTTCAAAAGGAGCATTTCTATATTTAGGTTCATTATTTGCTTTATTAATTCCCAATCCATAGTATGGTTGATACACTTGATTAACCGAAACAATATGTTGCCCTTGATGAAATATTTTATAATAAACTCTTATTCCAAAACTTGTAGAATCTTGATAAGGATAATCAACATTTATTTCAACTGGACTTTCTGGACTCCATGAATCTCTAACTGGATTTATTGCATAGGCTTCATTGCTTGCAAAAAATTGTCCGTTAATAT